GGCATGAGTGATCATTGACCCCAGGCCTCGTGGATTTTGGAGAACAACTCCATCCAAGATAAAGCCCCGGCAGGAAGAGACTCCCACGCGTAACTGATCGCAGCCAGGAGAGACGCTGCCCAAATCCGCTTATCTCGAGGGCTTACAGGCGCAGTTGCCGCTACGGCCTCTGCCTGGATCAAACCGGAAGCCTGAAGAGCACTTTGAACGCTCTGACTGTTGGGCGCCTCACTCTCGGATATTTTCTTCAATGCTGCTGTCAAGGCAGCGATCTGCTCAATGGGGTTTTCCACCGCAGCCAGAGCTAGGGTCGCAGCCTTTGCAGATGAGAATATCCCGGCAGGTAGTGCAAACATTTTGCCGCATGCATTACACCCTTGGAAGTTATCAGCTATCAGCATGTTTCCGTAATTGCCGCGCATTTGAATGGCAGAGCGGTTAAGCGTGCCACAGTGGCCACAGATGACAAAATTGGGGAACTCCATAAGCCCTCCGACCGAAGATACTTTGGAAGCGAGAACCTTGGGAACATATGAACGCCATTTTCGCTCGCTTGGCAACGGGTTCAAGGGCGCTCCATTGCAGAGCGTCCATTCTTGTGTCAGCAAAGTGTGTTCATTTAGGGAGCCACCATGAGCCTGATGTTGAGCCTGCTACTGACTGTCCAGTTTGCTGCTGCGGCTGAACAATCTGTTCAGACGGCCGAGGATGTCGCCCGAGCGCGCACCGAGCGCATCTATTCGCTCACCAAGCTGCAATCATGTGTGGAACGCTCACTCGAGCTTTTGGCAGACGATGAAGAGCTCGATCTCGAAACTGCTTCGTATCGGGCAATGGTTCATTGCCGGCGCGAGGGCTATGAATTTCGCGAGCGCAGCAGAAGCACGATCCCCGACGAGGCCCAGGCGAGAAAATATATCGATGACAACGAGCATGCCGTCAGGGTTAATGCACTCATTGCGATAGGCAATGCTCGTGGCTGGGTAGCTGGCAACCCGGAAAAGACAAGCGAAGCGCCGTTCGAACCCGCCCCGCGCTAGAATGAGACGCAATCTTTGTTTGGACAGCCCGTGCACCTTCTGCGGTCTAGGGAGGCGTCAATTGGTCATGTAGCGTCTGCCAAGCGTACCTTCGGGTCTTCGGCGCACCAGATCGGTCCATCGCCATCCCATACATGCGTTGGGGTGCAGATGAAGGATTGGACTGTAACGACTGCTGGTGCTGCGCCTAGGGCAAACAGAAAGCCGGTAATCACTGGGCTTTCACAAGCGCCCGCGGTTTCGGGTCATCCTTAAAAATTGTGGCCAGTCGCTGCGCCTCGATCACCTCTTCGCGCTCATTCCTGGTCTTGGCCCGCGCAACTAGCAGTGCCTGGGTTCGATTGATGTCCAGAACAACGAAGAAGCTTCTACCCAAGGCGATCACACGCCCAGCAAAGAACGTGATTGCCACGGCGGTTGAGGCAAGCGCGATATGAACATAAAGATGCGGAACCTTGGCCGCCACCAAGGCGGCGGTCGCAGCGAGGCTCAGGATTGAAGCCACCGCTAGGCTGAAAGCGACGACCAGAATCCGAAGGATGTTCCGGAGGCCGTCATACAGCTTGTCCACCATCGCGGGGGTGCGTTGCTCACCTTTCATGGCATTGACCACCAACGTCATGCAGGGGAATATCCCTGTTGCCATCAACGCAATTGCGATGCCCAGAACCCTTACGAGTGGGTCAACCACAGTCGTCGGCAGCAGATAGGCTGCCGCAGCAAATAGGGCCGAGATTGCAACGATTTTCATCAGTCAGTGCCAAAATCAATATTGCCCCGTTCCGCCCACTGATACAGCACATTGACGATCACTTCCATCGCTTCGTTGGGCTCCAGCCCAGTCGGCGTCTGGGTGACACGCACTGGTTCCGAAAGGGTCAGCATATTATGCTTTATGCGTGAGCCCTTGGTCTCGATCTCGATGTCGCCAGGCTCGATGTTGCGCATGGCATGGTCCAGGGTAGTAGTGGAAATCGGTCGGCGTTTCCGCCCTTCCTTGATGTAAACTAGGAAGTCGCCCTCCAGCTTTCCATCCTTCGGTATGTCGTTTTCGATGCTCTGAATTGCATCGTCGCCGACCCCGAGCATCTTCAGAACCTCAAGAACGCTTGCGCCTGCGCTGCCTACCTTCTCGCGCAGCGAGCGCTTGGGCTTTCCACCTTCATCGGGCTTAGCATGTACGATCAGCGATTTTGCACCGCCCTGGCGAGCCACAGTCTGTTCGCCGATGCTAGTCTGGGCATTCAGGTTGATGACGGCGTCTGGCTCCAAGAGAGACGCGACGTCCTTGAGCAGCCAGGTTAGATACCGTTCCAGCCATTTGCCAGTCACGGCATTCGACTGGATGATGCCGACATGGTCCTTCTTCACGGCAAAATAGAGCGTACCTTCAACAGGTTTGCTCTTCCCGTCGGTTTTAAAGGTGATCAGGTCAAACCGAGCAGAATCCTTGTCGAGCCGTTCCTCGATGGCAGTGACGTCAAAGCCCTGCTTATAAAGCACCAGTTCGCCGCACAGAACCTCGCCATCCGCCAAGCCTTTCAGGCCGTTCCACAATGTGATCTGACCTGATTGGTCGAGGTCTGCCATGCGAAACCGGGCCAGCGTACCGACTGTGGACCCATCCCGCGGGGTCTTCAGCGCATCACGAATGGCACCTTCCAGAGTTTCATCGCCTATGTCGGCCTTTTCGCGATTGAGATACCGGTACTGCACAACCCTTTGGATTCTAGCCATGCTTCTGCCCCTCGCTGCGGTGACCTAGAGTTTCAGCTCAAACCTTCCGCATCACCGCAACCACTCGCCCGATGATCGAAAGCTCCCCGTCATAGGCAACCTCATCGCGCACGGAAGGGTTGTCGCTCATCAGCTTCATGCCGCCATCTGGCTGCGGTCGCAGGCGCTTGATCATGCCGGCACCGCCGAACGCCACGGCCCAGATGCGATCGGCCATGTTGAGCGTTTGCTGGGTGGTGTCGATCAGAACGATGTCACGATCCATGATGGTCGGCATCATCGAATCGCCCGCTCCATGCGCGAAGAACAGATATTGCGGATGCGCGCGGGTGAACTGCACCAGCCAGTCAGCGGGAAAGACCCGCTCGACCTCGGTCACCGGCACGCCGTCGATCCAGCTGGCCCCCATGCCATAGTCGAGATCGATTTCCTTGATTCGCACGCCGCCGACCTGGTCGGCGACATCGTCGGCAGTGGGGGCGGGGAGAGCACATTCCGAAGGATCGTCGATTTCGCCGGTCAGCCATTCAACGGTCGTTCCGAGCTCGCGCGCAATACGGTGAATATGCGTTGACCCAAATGCGTTGCCCAACGCCAGGCGAGCGATAGTCGCTTGAGATACGCCGATTTTTCGAGCGAGCGCAGACTGGCTCAAGCCTTTTTCGGCGAGCCGCTCGCGAAATCTCACATGGTCGATTCGAGGCTGGTTAGACACCGCTACGGTCTAATTCGCATACGTATAACTGGCGCTATGATTTTCGCTGTTGACACAGCTATACGAAAACGCATAGTTCTATGCGTATGGAAACGAACCCCACCCGCTTCGAAGCCCTCCAAGCCGCTGTGAAAAAGGCCGGCGGGCAGTCCCAATTCGCCCGCGATGTCGGCACAACGCAGCCCACGGTCTGGCGTTGGCTCAACCAGTCGCGGCAGCTTCCGGCTGAATATGTGCTGGTGGCTGAGCGCCTTTATGGCGTGTCGCGGCACGATCTGCGGCCCGACATTTATCCGCGGCCCCCGATCAATCCTGATGGCGTCGAGGACACGCTCGCCCATCCGCTCGAAGACCGGTTCTATGGAATCGACCTTGCCACGCCCCAGCGCATGACGGCGGGTGCCCGCCGGTGAACGTTGCATCCCCCATTCAGATCGGCCGCTCGCAGACCGGCCCCATGCTCCAGCGTGGCTTTGCGCTTCCCGATGCGCTGGAAGATGAAACCTGGCTCTGCGAACCGGTGGCCGTACGGGAAGGGGCTGCCCCCCTTCAGACAGAACCTGCCCGCACGGCCACTTTTGTCGCCAACGCGTTTGCGCTGGGTCAGGCTTTGGCTGCCCGCACATCTGTTGCCCCCCGGCAGCGCCTCTCGGTGGTCACCCCTGCCCACCGTTCCGGCAAGACCTGGTCTGCCAGCATCCTGCGCGCGACGTCAGCCGGTAAATTCCCCCTTCGCACCGGAGAGGCCGCATGACCGATCGCCGCGACATCGTGCTGCCCCCCGACCAGCAGGAATTGAAGACCGCCTGCCGTGCACTGGTGCGCGCCTTTGGTGGTCAGGAAGCCGCCGCCTCGCGCCTCGGCACCCGCCAGCAGCGCATCAGCGACTGCATCAACCCCCACACCGAAAGCTTCCTGCGCGTCGATGAGGTTGCGGCGCTGGAGCATGAAACCGTGGGGATGCCCGGCCATCCCCATGTGCTCGCTACCCGCGCGCGACAGCTCGGCTATGAGCTGGTCCGCACCCCCACAATCACCGCCACTGGCAAGGATTTGCTGATTCTGTTCGCGCAGCAGAGCAAGGAGAACAGCGACCTCGCCCAGGCGATCGTCGAGACCACCGCCGATGGCATCATCTGCCGCGCGGATGCCGAGCGCATCGTGAGCGAGTGCGACGACATCATCGCCAACGCCATCGCCATGCGCGCCGAGGCGCGGCTGATCATTCGGGAGGCCATCCGGTGAGAGATCGCGAGGGGGAAGGGCTGACCACACGGATGCGCAAGGGCTTCGTGCAGTGCCAGCACTGAAATGCGCCCGC